AAATATAATAAAAAACAAACAAAGGAAAAATATGAATACAGAAATTTTATTTTTTAGTGCATCATGGTGTGGTCCATGCAAAATGATGAAAAGTGCTTTAAGCGAAGATTTAATAAGCGAGCTTAACATTAGAGTAATTGATATTGCAGCTGATATGGAATTAGCTACAGAATATCAAGTTATGAACGTGCCTACTTTTGTTAAATTAGTTGACAATCAAGAAGTATCAAGAAAAGTAGGAACAACAACAATAGAAAAATTAAGGAATCTTTAAGGAAAAAAAATGATCAATTTTATTACAGATATTTCACCGCTAGTTAAAGAAATAGAGTTAAGACAAGATCCAGTAGTTATTACAGTTAATGAATTCACAGAAGAATCAGCAAATGAATTTGCAATCTTAATAAGCTCAGCGCAAAACACAGGACAAAAGGTTATTCCTGTTATTATAGATTCGTATGGTGGTCAAGCTTATTCTTTGCTTTCTATGATCGGAACAATTAAGTCTTCAAAGATTCCAGTAGCAACAATAGTAAAAGGTAAAGCAATGTCATGTGGTGCTATTCTTTCTTCTTTTGGAGAAGAAGGTTTAAGGTTTATGGATAGAGATGCAATACTTATGATTCATGATGTTTCATCTTCAGCATTTGGTAAAGTTGAAGAATTAAAAGCAGATGCTAGAGAGTCTGAAAGATTAAATAAAAAACTATATACGATGATGGCAAGAAACTGCGGCAAACCTGATGACTATTTTTTGAACCTTATTCACGATAAAGGTCATGCAGACTGGTTCTTGGAGGCAGATGAGGCTAAAGAGCATAACATAGTACAACAGCTAAGAATACCTAGACTTAAAGGCACAGTCACTGTTAGTTTTGATCTTGAGTAATATATAAATGTATAACTAAAAACAGGATACAATTTATGTCAATATTACTTGAACAATATATTTTAGAAACCATCTATCAGCAAAAACTTGAAGAAGGTATGTCAGACTTTTTGCCTAAAACTAGACTTGAAGGAACTTTACAGGCAGGAATATTAGGTCTCTTAATTCTTCTTGGAAAAAAAATGAAAGATAATAATGAATTATCAAATAATCCGCAACAACAAGCTATTCAAATAGTAGATCAAGTAGAAAGAGAAGCGTCAAGGAATCCTGAAGTAAAAAAATTTATTGACAAGCATAACTTAGGCGACGTTGAAGAAAGTCTAGAAAAAAGTCTAGAAGAAATGTCTATTGAACAATTATACGAAAAATATAGAAATGGTGAAATAAATACACAAGTATTCGACGATTCTGAAAATCAACAAGCTTCTAATGCGGAACTAGAAGAAATGTTTTTTAATTACATGAAAGGTACATATAAAGACTATTTTGTATCAGACTTTAACGAAATGAGTAAAGAAGACTTTGATTACATAGTTGATCAATATGAAACTTTTCTAGATAATAATGCTTTTAAGTTTACTGACAGTGAGTATCATCAAGCAATGTCACTTGCGGATGTACTGTCTTCATGTGATCACTATAATTTAGATTCAAATAAAATTAAAAGTTATAGTGATAGACTTGAAGCAGTACACGGCACACTTCAGACTATCGATCAACTTTCTGAAAACTTACCAGACCCAAGCCAATTATCAATTTCTCAAGATGAGTTCGAAGAAACAATTACTGACTTGGTCAACGAGCAAATAGAAAAAGTAAAAGAACTAAGAAATAACGAAGGAAACGAAGACAAATTAGCTATGTATGACGACATGATTTTGCAAATAGAAGACAGATTTTATACAACATTTGGATTTGAATTAATGAAGGAAAGGTAATAAACTATGGAACAATTTAGTACATTAAATAAAAATAGAGACTATGTAATATCACTTCAACAAGAAGTTGGAGTAAAAGCTGATGGCATTTATGGACCGGGCACACATGCAGCTGTAAGAAATTATTATGGCATGCCTATTATGATGCATATGGGTAAAGTTGTTCCTATTGATTCGCCTTTAGAGGTTGATTGGTCTGCACCTTTATATGAGCTCGACGATGGAACAAAAAACTGGTATAAAAGAAAAGCAGATCCTACATCTATTTGTGTTCACTGGGGCGGTCTTAATAGTAGACATTGCTATAATGTATTTAATATGGCAAGAGGACGCCATGTATCTTCACACTTTTTAATTGGTAGAAATCATAAAACAGGTGAATATGAAATTCTCCAATGTTTGGATACAGGATTAGCAGCATATCATGCTGGTAAGTTTAATAAGCACTCTATTGGAGTCGATATCTGTATGCACCCAGATGAGAAATATTGGGAAAAAACTAAAAACTGGTACCCAGATGCTGAGTTGCAAGTTTGTAAAATACCTGATAGCAGAGTTAAAGGTCGTAAACTTGTAATGATTGGAGATGAATTTGCTGATCTTTGCCGACAATTTTTACAGTCTTTAAGAGAAGCAACTAATCTCGCTGAAAAACCTGTATGTGAAAGCTTAGATGTAATGTCTGTAAAAGAAGCTTCACAATATAGTATTGTAGGACACCACAATATTTCAGCTAAAAAGTGGGATGTTATTCCTTGGGCAGAAAAGCTTTATTGCGGATTAGATTCAGAAAATGATTTAATTTAATTTTGTTTTTAATATTTGTGTAAATTTAATAAAATATTCATATTATAAATTAAAACAAAACAAGGAATAATATGAATACTACACATTATTTATATGATGACAATATTGGAAAAATAGAGTTAGTTCAACATATGGGCGAAGACATTACAGTAGTTAATTCTGCTAGAGTGTCTTTTGGTGTTCAAAAAGATAAGCTTGATGATAAAGATAAAAAGCTAATTAACTATTTAATTAAACACAAGCATACTTCTACTCTTGAACATAATATTGCAACATTTAGAATTAAGGTACCTTTATTTGTAAGATCTCAACATCATAGACATAGAACATGGTCATATAACGAAATTTCAAGAAGATATACAGACGCAGATATTAATTTTTATGAACCTGCCAATTTTAGAACTCAGCATAAAAGTAATAGACAAGCTTCTAATGTAGAAGATACAATTAATCCTTTAATTACATATAAAACTAACTATAGCTCACAAGTTCTTACAAAGACAGCTTCAGATGCTATTGCAGATCATCATAATTTTTCTCTTAAATTGTTTGATGACTTATTAGCAGGTGGTGTTTGTAGAGAACAAGCAAGAGGTGTTTTACCACAAAATCTTTATACAGAATACTATGCAACTGCTAATTTAAATAATATTCTTAAGTTTATTGATTTACGCACACATGAAGGTGCGCAATGGGAAATTCAAAGATTGGCAGAATCAATGCTTGAAATTATTAAAGACTTATGGCCAGAAACAATTAAAGCCTATAAAAATTAAATAACAAGATAATCTCACATATAATTATTTTATAAAATGTGAGGTTAAACATGAATAAAAAATTAAATAGATTATTAGAAGCACATTCTGACTTACTTAATACTTTAGTAAGATGTAGAATTAAAATAGAAGACAGAGACGATCCAACAGTATTAGATATTATGACAGATATGAGAGCATTAGCAGGTATTGTTACAGTTAGACAAACAAGACCAGTTTCAGATATAGTTTCTTCTGAAGGAGAAAGAATCATTGAACTAAATGTGTCTTATATTCCGGCATTTATAGATGCTTCTGATACTTTTCTTGAAGCTGTAACTTCTCTTAAAAAAGTCAATGGTGTATCAATGATCAAGGTAATTGAACATGATACTCAAAGTATTAATCTAAGACTTCAAAAAAGACCACTTATTATATAAAGGAAAAAAATGAAAAAACTACATGACACAACAATTGCTCATATCGCTAAAATTTTGCAAGTTGCTTTATTGACAGGAACAGATATTATTGATCATCTTCGAATGATTGATTTAAAAGAAGGTGAAGATGATTTTTTGGTTTTAGATGATGAATATTCTAATAATCATAATAAGTCTATTAACGAAATGCTTGAAAAAGCAAAGGATCAAGAATAAACATGATTGATAAACTTGAAGAAGTTTTTGAAAAAAGAGAAAGCTTTATGCAGCTTATTTCTAAAAAATTTCCAGAATCATACCCGGAATATCCTGTTGATTTATCAAACAAAAAATCTCAAGTTGTTTGCAGAGAAACTGCTCTTAAAGGTGTTGAAGAAATGTTTGAAGCTTTACAACATCTTAAAAACTGGAAGTCTCATAGAGAAACAGAAATTCCTGAAATTGATCGCGAAGAATTTTTAGAAGAAATAGTAGACGCATTTAACTATTTTTTTAGCTTAATGATTTTAATTGGTGTAGATGTCAATGAATTTTACGATGCTTTTAATAGAAAGGACAAGATAATTAGAAATAGACTAATTAAAGGATATTAAAATCATGTATCATAATGATCTAAGTTTATATACAACAAAAAATTTTAGATCATTTAATCATATTAACCATATATGGGACTCAATAGAGACAACACTTTTTTTTTACATTGGCATCCTTGAAAACTCAAATATTACAATCATCTTTGATCCCGGAATATTGTATATTACAATTACTTCAAATTACGTCACTTACTGTAGCAAAAAAATTGTACTAAAAAATAATCACTTGCTAAATTTATGTAAAGACTTTTCTATTGAAATTAATATCTTACTAAAGCTTTCAGACGAATTTAATGTTAATTCTAAATATTGTTCATATTATTATTGTAGAAGTAACGAAGATGAAGGTATTGTAGAAATGAATTTAGAAGCATCAATCAACGGACTTTCTGATTTGTCAAAATTAAAAGAGTATGTTATTACATCTTTAGTTTTTGAATCTCAATATGCTATTAATAAAATATTTATCTATAACAGTTTGTTTGAAAGTAAAAGTATAACTGTTGAAATTGATAGCTACTATGAATTTATTTATGCATATTCTAAATTAAAAAACATTTCTTTTAACGAAGCAACAAGTTGTTTAATGAAAAAAAATATGTTAGACAACAATTCTTTTTACTATACAAAGCGCTTACACAATATTTTACAAGGAAAAGAAAATGAAGAATGAAAGACAAATTACAAAAATATTCTTAAACTCTATTTTAGAGCAAGCAAGTCAAGATTTATTAAATAACGATAGCGTTGACAAATTTTATTTTAATAGCGAAAATATAGAAGATGACTTAGAAAAATCAAAAGAAGAAGCTTTAAGAAAACTTGAAAAACCAAAACCGAAATCATTTTATAGTGAAGAAGCTGCAAATATTTTAAGAGACATGTCAAGAACGCCAAAAACATGGTCATCAGTTCAACAAGACGTTGAAAGCTTTAGAAATGATATTAATAAAAGAGATCTTTTTAGCAGTACAGCAAGCTCTTCACAAATTGGAATGGCATCTATATTGTTAGCATTATTTGAACTTGTTGTTGAAACTGATTTGTTAATTGAACCTATTGATGTTAATATAATAATCAACGTTTTTAAAGATAATTTTAAAGATGAAAAACATTTAGAAGCGCTTAAGATATTGGCCAAAAAATCAATATAATAAGTGTAAAATTAAAAATAAAAAATTATAATAGGCATATAATCAATAAAAATTAGGAGAATAAATTTGCCAATTAATAATAATTTAGAACAAGTACAACTTCCTATGGAACTTAAATTTGATCAAGTTCCTGTAACTAATTACATTAACAACCTTGAATCATTAAATATTGAATTAATTGATGGTGCAACAAGAGAACAAGCACAAAAAATTGCTTGGCACATGACAAAAGCAACATGGGCTGATACTCCTTCCGAAACAGCATTTGAAAACGCTACACCTGAAGAGGCTTCAATTAACTTACAAGATGTTCTTAATTTTAGAGCACTTCCAACACCTATGGAATGTTTAGGCTTTACTTTTAAGATTAGTGGTATTGATACACAAACAGTAACGCATCTTATTCGACATCGTGCAGGATCTTTTGCAGCACAATGCACAGGAGATAGAGATCTTCGAAATGATAATATTCTTGTCCCAGAGTCTGTTGAGAATTCAGATTTTCATCAACGATTTATAGAAGTTTCTGCAGCAGCAAAACAACTTTATTCTGACATGGTTGATTCACGTGTTGTATCACTTATGGATGCACGTGTAATCCTTCCTAAGGCTCTAGAAACTTTCTACGTAGCACGATTTAATCTTAAAGATCTCATTGGTTTTATTAGACAACGACAAGATGTACAAATTCAGCCTGAAGTTGATAATATTATTGCAACACGTATTGCGAAGATTGTCTGTGAAGCTATTCCTGAGGTTTCAACATGTTTAGACTTTAACAAGCCTGATATGCATTATGTTCGTACTTTCCGTGTTCAATTGCCTGATGGTAGTTATACGTCACGTGGTACTAATCTTTATCATCCAGAACCAAAGAATGATTTATTCGAATTTAACGAAAAAGATTCGATTTATTCATGTCGTCGTGAAGAACTAAATGGAAACAAGTCAGGTGAAGAGAAGATCTTTACCCGTATGTGGAATAGCGACGTTGCAGCAGTAAATGCAATTCGTCAATCTTTAAATGAAGAGTTTTAGTATAAAACTGTTATACACAGTCAGATTTATTGAAAAACATTTACAAACTTAGTAAAACATTTACAAAAGGAACATTTTAATGAAAAAGATTTATTTAGCTAGCGGATGGTTTAACCCTACACAAGATGCAGAACTTACACAACTAGAAAAGATTTTTGATGATCGTGCAGATCATTTTGAATTAGCTTCACCACGTAGAATATTTATTTGTCCACCAAATGCTCCAAAAGAAGTGCAAGATGAAACGTTTAGTGGTAATTTACATCATATCGAAACATCAGACTTCTTGTTAGTTAATACTCGTGACAAAGATATTGGTACAATTTGGGAAGCAGGTTATGCTTTTGCACATAAGCGACCTATTGTTTATTTTTGTGCAGGTTTACCAGAAGGTGCTAAGTTTAATTTAATGTTAGCAAGAAGTGGAATTAAGGTTTGCACTTCATTCGAAGAATTGGAGAATTATCTTGATAGAACAATCGAAACAGGCGAACTACCAATCGAACCATATTCAGACGCAATTGAATAAAGAAACTGGAAAATTCTGGTCATTTAAAGATACGAAACATTATAAAAATGCAAAATATCAAGATCTAATAGGAAAAAACGTTCAGCGTAGATTTATTTTTACAAAATCATATTTACTAGAAATATGGGATGCTGATAGAGAAATTCCTGTAAATGTTATTCCTTTGTTCTTTAAAACAGATAAATTCCCAATGGGTGTCTATCAAGGATTAGATGAAGAAGGAAATAAAATATATTTTATTGATTCTCTTATAAGAAAGGTTTATTAGACTGTGAATTTAAAATATGAAAAATTTATTAAGAATTATGCTTTTCATAATATAATTGCACATCCTTTAATGCAAATATTACAATGGGCTGGAAGACAAGATCTTGCTGATTCTGTTCACGATAAAACACTTCCTAAAAATGATGTTGAAGAAAAGTCAACAGCAAATACAGAGAATGATGTCCCAGAAGTTAATAGAACTTTAAAACCTTAGGAGAATACCATTGCCAGAAGGACCTGAAGTAAAACAATTTGTTGATAACTTAAATCACAACTTTAGACACTATATGATTAAGTCTGTCAACGTATTGAGTGGAAGATATACCAAAAAGCCAATACAAAATATAGAAATATTGAATGGTAAAGAAATTGAAAGCTTTAATTGTAAAGGCAAATTTATTTGGATTAATTTAGATGATGTAGTTATTTTTAATACTTTAGGAATGACAGGTAATTGGTCTAAAATAAAAACAGATCATTCAAGAATAGAGTTTAACTTTTACGAAAATGATACACTTTATTTTAATGATATTAGAAATTTTGGCACTTTTCAAATTAAGACTCAATCTGATTTAGAAAAGAAACTAAAGTCTATTGGTCCAGACATGCTTTCTAATCCACCCGACAACTTTGTTTCTCTTATGAGAAAAAAGAATAATAAAAATATTTGTGAAGTTTTAATGAATCAAAAGATAATTTCTGGAGTTGGAAATTATATCAAGGCAGAATCTTTATGGTATTCACGTATAAATCCACATGCAATGATAAAAGACTTAACAGACGAAAATCTGGATATTTTAGATAAAGCTATAAGGTTTGTTATAAACAAGTCATATGATGAGCAAGGTGCTTCAATTCAAAGCTATTATACTTTTGATGGAAATCAAGGAAATGCAGTTCAAGGATTTGTTGTTTACGGAAGAGACAAAGATTACAATGGTCATAATGTAATAAAAGAAGAAACTTTAGATAAGAGAACAACACATTGGGTTAAAGAGCGTCAAACAATTGGAATCTGAAGAGTGTAAAATAAAAAAAAATGATATTATAATATATCAACATTTATATGGCTTACATATGATGAATGAAAAAGTTGGATTAATAATACACGTTTTTTTTAATTTTTGGATAGGCAGAAAAGAATTTTTAATTTTAACTAACAATAAACTTGCGCGTATTAATCAAGATATGATAACATATAGAAAAATAAACACAGATGACTAACTTTAATTTAGATATTAAAATAGGAAATATTATTAAATATAATTTTCTTTATTCAAATGAAGGATTTAAAATAGGTTTGGTTTATAAAATAGAAAAAGATAATAATTTTGCCTATATGATTTATCTTGTTAATAGCAATAATGAAAAAGATATTGTGCCTTTTAATATTTTAGATTATACAATAATAGGTTAATATGAATATTTTTATACTCGACGAAGACCCTAAACTAGCAGCTGAATATCATTGTGATAAACATGTAGTAAAAATGATATTAGAATCTGCTCAAATGAAATCAACAGCTCATTGGCTACACTTACTAGCAGCTAATGGAAAAGATTTAAAAGATTTTAAAAGAGTAAGAGATGCAAAGCAGTGGCTTTTAGAAAATACTGATTCTTCTTTGCACCCACCTTATTCTATGACTCATGTTCATCACCCATGCACTATTTGGGTTTCTTCAACAAAACAAAACTATGATTGGCATTACAAGCTTCTGTTTTATCTCTGTAAAGAATATTCTAAAAGATATGGTAAAATACATAAAACAGCACAATATCTTAACTGGTTTAAAAATAATAATCCTATTAATATAAAAAATGATAAATTAGAAGACTTTGCTATATGCATGCACGAAGATTATAAAGTTTTAAACAATGCTGTTCTTTCTTATAGAAATTATTATATAAAAGATAAATCTAGATTTGCTAAATGGAAATATAGTAATAAACCACATTGGTATAATATATGAGATTATTTAAAACATATGAGAGAGACTTTTCTCTTTTTAAAAATAAAAACTTAAAATATATTAATAAGCTAGCAAATATTAAAATTTGTTATAGGCTTTTTAATTTTGAGTCACAATATAAAAATTGTATAATTACTAAAATCCTTGAAGGCGATCAAAGAAAACCTATTATTTATGGAGATGAACCAAATGAATTCATATTACAATTTTTGTCATGTGAAAATGAATTAAAAAATGCAGTTGTAAATACAACTGATATTGATGTTTTTATTGATTTGATTTAAGTGTAAATTATATGAAAAATTCTTATAGTACATATAACAAAGGTCTTATGATAGGTGACTTAGTTTTTTTAAGTCATAAAGTGTGGTTTATGAATTACAATATGAACTGTCTTGTTTTAAAAAGAAAATTTTTATTTAAAAATCAAACTAGATATGGCCCGCGAAAATTTTTTGAATACGACGTTCTATCTTTAGAAAGAAACAAAATAATAAAAATTAAAACACAAGACATTAGAGTGTTAAAAACAACAAGAGGTAAATAAATGAGAATTGGAATTACAGGTGAAAAAGGTTTTATTGCAATTAATTTAGCAAAAGAGATTAATCGTCAAGGTTATGAATTTGTTTCTTTTGACAATAGTGATATGGCAAAAAGAAGATTTAATTATACAAATAGCGGTGAAGTTTGTGTTTATAGAAATTCAATTGATGATTGGGCTTCTTTGATAGACTATTTAAATTTAGATGTAATAGTGCACAATGCTGCAGTAGTTGGAACAGATGTTGTTGCTTTAAATCCTGAACATTCAATTAATACAAATGTTTTAGGCACACAAAATATTGTAGAAGCTGCAAATAGAAATAATGTTTTAGTAGTATATACAGGTACAACAGTTATATATGATACATATAAATACCAAGAAACAGATATTACAGAACAAAGTGACATATTTCCAAGAACAAACTATGCAGTGCAAAAATACGCAGGTGAAATGATTGTAAGAAATAATGCAAAAGAATGGCTTGTTACAAGACCTTTATTTGCTTATGGAGGTGAAGGTGATATGAATTCACTAATTGCAAAATCCTTATACGGAATAAAGAATGGAATTGAAAATATTGATATGTTTCTTAATCCAGAAAAAATTAAAGACTATATGCACGTAGAAGACTTTTGTTATAATGTTGTAAAATTAATTAAATCAAGCATTAGAAATGAAGATTTTAATATTACAGCAGCAAATCCATTAACTACGTTAGAAATTATTAGCTTAATTGAAGAAGTAACAGGCACAACATTAGAAAATGTTATTAAATGGCATCCTGAAACTGACTATTTAGGAAATCATAGATTAACTAGTAAAAAGTACTTTGATCATATGAAGTTTTCAAGATCAAGAACATTACGTCGTGGGATTAAAGATTCTTGGAAATCAATTCGAGAAGCTGACAAACATTATAATCCTTTAAAATATCTTGAAGAAGCTAAAAGCAAAAATGTTAACTTAAAAGACTTTTTCCCTAAATAAAAGCTCAGGGTTATAAGGCTAAAGCATATTTATTCTTAAAGGAGTAAGTATGCCTAGAAAATCAAGTCAAGTAACTTTAGTATGTAACGGATGTCAATTAGAATATCAAAAGCCATTGTCAAGGTCAAAAACATCAAAGTTTTGTTCTAAAGCCTGTAAAGATAATTCTTCAAAGCTTTATACTTTAGAAAAGTGTTTAGCTTGTGAGAAAGAATTTAAAGCTAAAAGATCAAAAAAGTTTTGTTCAAGAAGCTGTTATATTTCAGCAACTAAATTAGAAAGAATTGACTTAACATGCGATTATTGTGGAAGCGAGTATCAAAAACCTAAAGGAAAGGAAACAAAATATTGTGGAAAAGATTGTCAAAATAAAGCACAAAGTAGTGGACTTCATGAGATACCTTCAAATGGAAGGCTGGGATTCAGATACGATTTGCCTAACAATTATTTCTTTAAGTCATCTTTAGAAGCGGACTATGCAAGATGGTGTGAAGCAACAAATAAACCTTATATATACGAACATAAAACATTTACAGTTCAGTATGACGGAAGAGATAAACAATATACACCAGACTTTTATCATCCTGATGAAGATAGATATGTAGAATTAAAAGCGATAAGAAGAGATAGAAAATTTAACTCTAATCTTTTAGCTGCTGATATTTTAAAAATGCAAGGAGTTAATATTGATGTTTTATTAATGCACGAATTTTATACTCAGATTAAACAAAGCAATCATTATTGGACTATTGACAATATAGAAAATAAAAATTATCATGGCACAAGACACCTTATATATAAAAAGGCAGCACAAAAATAAAAAAGGCTTCGCAGCTTTAGTTGTAGTATTAATAACAGCTGTTCTTGCTTTAGCTTCTTTTGGCGTTATTCAATTTGGAAGAACATCTTTAAATGTTATACAAGAAAAACAAGTTTTAGACACGTGTAGTATAAGTGCAGGTCAAAGTATAATAAAATATAATGACCCGGACTTTCTATGCTCTGCCGAATACTTAAATGAATGTGCAGAAAGCTTAAACTCTTCACAACCTAGCTTTACTTGTGAAGATCTAGGCTTAGAATGCGACGAAAACGGTATATGCGAAAGAAAGTTTGGTATATCTTCAACTTATAACCCAGGAAGAGGACAAGTTACAAAGTCTGTAGAGATAACTATTCCAGAAGAAACTCACGATGTTGATCTTGTTGATGCAGCTGTAATTATGTTGTTAGATTATAGCGGGTCTATGAGAGGAAATAGAATTGTTCAATTAAAAAATACAGTTGCTCAATTTATCAACTCAGATTTTAATTTAAGTTATTCTGTTATTCTTTATAACAGCGATGTGATAGTTAAATCAGATATTGGTAAAAGTCCACAGCATAAACAAACAGTGCTTTCTATTGTTAACAATAACAGCCCGGGAGGAGGTACAAATTTTGTGTCACCTTTACAAGAAGCAATATTACAAATTCAATCAACAAATTATGAAGTATACTATATCTTACTGATTTCAGACGGTTCGCCAAACGAAGGATCAGGTCCTTCGCAGACATTTGTACAAAATAATATTTTTAATTTAAACGATAATAATTGCATTTACTCTACAGAAGCGAATCCATGTATTACAGTATATACGCTAGGAGTAGATAACGCTAATACTAGCGCTTTACAGTCAATTAGCGGGAATACTTTAAATACATCACCTAACGAATTTTCTTTTGTTGTAAATGCAAATCAAGTTGCTGCAGCATTTAACGCAATTATAGAAGAAATCATGTGTAGAATTGGTCCAATAATTGCTGACGGTGATGTTAATGTTTTTAACGATACACAACCTTTAGATGAAGGTGTTGATTATGTTTATGACAACCTTTATAAAATCATTAAGTTTTACGATGAAGAACCTTTTAATATATGCACTAATATGCTTAACAACAATGCTGAAATTACTATTCGGTGGGGAAAAACAAAATTATATGTCAACGAATAAATACGATTTAAAAGAAATTAGATACTCTTCTCATTTAAAAGAAGGTGACATTATTGATATATTTTATCATGGCGTCGCAATAAAAGAAAACTGTTTAGTTGTTGAACTAATACAAGATCATTATTTCTGTAAAGGTTTAGTTATATATTTAAATGGAACTTCTAGAGAAACAATTGATCTAGAAAATCAAGATGGCCTTTGGATTAAAAAAGTAATTACTTAAGATTGTTAATTTGAGAGTTATCTTTTAAGAATTTAACTCCACCTTTATCTTCCCAATCATCATAAATATATAAATCTTTAGCTCGTTCTAGAATCTGTTGCTTGTTAATACCTATTTGATCTGCCATTTTTTGATCAAAATACTTGCATAGTGTTAAGTAAATTAATTTGTTACCTTTTTCAAAGTTTAAAGTAACTTTATCTCCATATCTTTCAACAACAAAATCAACTAATTCTTGTAGCTCACTTTTTGTTATATTGTTGTTTTTAACAATATACTTTAACAGATCAAAAGCTTCACCTATTTCTTCTTCATCTATTAAGAAAAAGAATTTATCCATTAAAGAAGAAATAGGATAATTAACATTTCTTAATATTGATAAGTTTTCTTCTTTAGATTGTTTATAAATAGTTTCTAATTGTTCTTTTGTTATATTTTTGTTTGTCCAGACATAATTTAAAACTTGATTTTTAAATGCATCATCTGGTAAGTCTATTATTTTCTGAATGTCGTCTGAATTTATTTTAGGATTTTTTAACAGTCTTGAAATATAAGACATATCCTCTTTATTCTTTATAACTTCATCAAATTTATCTTTAACGTATTCACGTGGCATATTTTTATCTAAACAAAAAACATCTAACGCATATTTTTTATTGTCAACTAAATTAACAATACTTACAAGTGCCCACGCTGGAGGATCATTTAATTCAGCTACAGCATCAATTGCGCATTCTACTATGATTTCATCTTCATTTATAAAAAACGAATCAGGATGATCTATTTCGTATTTTAATATTTTTAATCCATCATAAGAATACGCAATACAAGCACTAAAATAATCACTAAACTCTGGATTTATTAATATTTTTTTTCTTAAATGTTTATACTCGTTTAATGATAGTGACTCAAAGTTAACGTTTTCTGCAGATTTAGATTCTTTTTGATTCCAGTCCCACTTAATATTTTCATTTGGATCTGAAATATATTCCAAAAGAAATTCATACAAGCTTTCTCTTTCACCTTGTGTAAGATTAGTAAAAACATTTTTATAAGTTCCAATTACTTTTATATTTCTTCCTGAAAAGTCTGTTGAAACTGATTGATCAGGTTCGTTATGATGTATAATTTGTGTACCTTTATCGATAATTGCATCTATACCTGCAGCTTTTAAAAGCAAGGAATAATATTGACCCCGTTTTGTTGAATTTTTTTCTGATATTATATCAGCAATTTCTCCTATTACAAATTTAACAAGCCCAAAGTAATAAAACTCAATACGTGATTTTGAAGATGATTTATTTGGATTTAGTTTTGTATAGATATCAAAAATTGCTTCTGCGATTTCAGATTTATACTCTGCTATAATAGGCTGAGTTGTTCTTTTTAACTGAATATGATAATCCATAAAGGAAAATATCTTTGTTAAAAAAACATCTAATACAGGGACAGGTGCAGTTATTGCGTCTTCAAATGATTTAATTATTTTTTCATCTGCTATTTCAAATTTTTTTATATTATCTTTTAATAAATTAGGAGATAATCGAATGCATTCTTCAATATCTTTAATAACATTTTCTTTAGAATTATATTTTGTATTAATTGCCTTGTTTACAAAGTCTTGTATATACGTAGTAACCGACTTAGCAGAATCAATTTTGTATACATGAAAAAATCCAAATTGAGTTGCAAATGCAGCGTTTGTTGGCTTTGATTTAAGGATTAATCTTTCTAGATTTTTTTCTTTTAAAGGATAACCATATATACCATGCGGCGTTTCCCATTTAACTATAGGACTTACAGCAAGTGTCGGAATAACATTAGTGTCCCATTGCTCTTCAAATCTTATAAAAGTATTAGGACCGACATTTCTAGCAAGATCTTTAATAACAAATTCAATATATTTTTTTTGATCTTCTTCAGAGTTTCCTAGACCAACATCTCGTGGTAGCTTTAAAATTTGCTTAACATTAGTAAGCTCTCTCTGCAATACTTCGAATTCACTACTCTTATTACCTGCATTAGCCAGCCTATCAGGAGAATATAACAATTCTCTTCCTAATGCTTCTTTAATATAAATTTTAAGTAAATTAATTTTCATTTTAAACCTTTTTGTATCTTTTATAAAAAAATTATATTATTATCAAGAAAGCACAAGATTAATATAGTGCTTTAAAATAGATTCATTTGCTGCTTGATTTTGTTGAATTGATTGCTCAATATCAATAATTGTTTTAAGAACAGAACCTTTACCAAACTCTACTTTAATATAGTTAAGTATTCTTAAAATACCACTAATAGGCAAATATGCTTCATTTGCATAATTAACTACATATGAAACACTTGACTGTAAGTTTTTAACAATTTTAAGAACTTGCTTTTGACTCATTCCGTTAAAGAATCTAGATATTCTACTAGGATCATTTGCAATCTCCTCATATAGTATGTTTGATCCTTCTTGATACGATACACGTCCTAACTCAATACCATTTATATAAGCTTCAGGCATTGTTTTTAGCAGATCTATAAGAGCAAGATATTCTTCAGAACCTTTTATAAATTTTAAAACAAATCTAATTAAATCAATAAAGTGCTTTTTATTGTTAGGCTTAATAGCAACAAAAGGTTCACAAGCTTTTAATAAATCGAGATGAGTTTGAAAATCAAATTTTACATCGTTTGAAGTAATATAAAGTAAATACGAGGTAAGTCTATCAATATCTGGAGGAATATCACCAGCAATTATACCTAAGATAAACTCTTTTGCAAAGTCTTTGTCTCTTTTGTTTACTTTTTTATTACTTCTAAAAATACTACGAGTTTCAGCAGGATCATTTGATAATTTTAACTCATCAATAAACGGCTCCCAATTGTTAGCATCTTCAAGTCTTTGGTCAACAATCTGATAATATTTTTGATTTGTAATTTGTCTTTTAATGCTTGGATCACTAATGTTTATTAATTTAGTACGAATATTTTCTTTAGCTTTGGAACCTAAGTTTTCATAATCTTCAAGCATTACATCAAGTACTTTATTTAAAAGTTCTATATCTACAACCTTTATAATTTTTGGATTAAACAAAGCAAACAAGCCTAAAAATAAATTATTTGCAGAACCAGCAACTACTGCTGACGACATTGTATCTAATTCTTCTGACAAGAATTGTTGAATTTCAGGGAGTTCAGTAAAATATTCTCTTTCCCAAGGCAATCTACAAACAACTTCCTTGTATTCTTTGTTCTTCGACGGGAAATAATAAGAAAGCATTTTTTTTAAAATATTAAGTATGTCTTGTCCAGAAAGATTATCTAAACGACTTCGGTACCTTGCTAAGTTAGAAATATCATGAAAACCTCTATTTATTTCTAAACGACTATTATCAAGACTATTTAACTTTTCTAGCGACTTTCTAGAAAATAACATCTTGTTTGCAGAAGAGGCATTGCTATATTTTATATTTCCAAAAACTAGCATGTCATAACTAATTTTATCTGAATTTTCTATGTAAATATCAACAAACTTTTCAAAATCTTTTTTTGTAACTCTTTGATTGTTTATTGGAGAAGTTAATACATCTAAAAACTTTGGAAACAATGAATTAACATCACTATCAGAAAAATAGTTTAGTTTAAAACAAAGGTCTACAATTAAGTCTAAGCACTCTAGTGTTATATTTTCTATATTAGTTGTGTCTACTTTTAAAGCAGCACCTGGATTCATTGAAGTTCCGATAGCATTTTGCACTTTGTAATTTATATTTGAAAATAAAATGTGATTAATAAACATACTTTCAATTTTTAAATTATCATTAACAACTAAATCATAAACTTTCTGTACAGTTTCGTATGTTAACTCAGGAGAATTTGCAACTTTGTTTATCTCGTTACACCAATAAAGTGTAGGCATAAGATCTTCTATTTTGTCAAGTTGACTTTGTTTAAAAGATTCTTCATCAACGTCACTTTCTTGAGCAATCGAATTTAATTCTGAAAAATCTATGTCCATTGCTAATTTTTGACTTGGAAAAAAGCTAGCAACATTTGAATGCCACTCTACTTCTTTACCAATAACTCTACCTAGTTCTACAACTTTAGCTTTTCTCTGCGGATTGTAGATAACACAGACTGGACCATCATTTTCACCTCTAAAAATAATACCATCAATAATTGAAGTTAAGTATTTACTAGTATATTTGCCTTGAATATGTTTAATAAAACTATAAGCTGAGCCTGAAGTTAAATTATCACTTAAGTAACTAGTGCCTGCAATTTTAGGAGTAATTTCAGTACAAAACTGAATTATATCTTCTTTGGTTTTTGAAAGCAATTCATTGTCTGCTAATGATGAGAATTTTTTGTCAAATAGCTTTTCTACTTGATCCTCTATTTTCCATTTGTCTCCGTGTATTTTTTTTGCAAGATCCTCAAAAAATATAATGTAATTGCTTATATCAACTTCAAATTTAAAGCATATATCACCATATAAACCTACTATTGCCGGATTAAAATCATAACAAGTATATAATCCAGGCCCATACATAGCTCCTCTTCCTGGAGTAAAACCAGTGCCTAGTGTATACGGATCTGCTAATAATTCTATGACTCCTTGAAATTCAATTTCACTCTTGTCAGGTTTAGAAAGTCTTCTTGCTTTATCATAAGTAATCTTATTAATGATATTTCTAGTTTGATCTTTAACACGACGTTGTTTTGTAGGTTTTGAGTATTCTAGATCTGTAACGTAAGAAGAATATTCTTTGAATTTTTCTGATCCTGTTAAATGGTAAACAGATAGTTTGTTTCCTACTAACTCTATTCCTTTGTTTTCTTTAATAAGAAAGCTTTCTTTTAAGCTATATTTCATTTTAAACCTTATTATATCTTTTATGTGTAAATATAAATATTAATTTAATATAATAAATAAAAAACAGAAAGGTTATAAATTGTCAATAAACAATATTATTCCTCCAGATAGATTTGTCGGGCTTCATGCTCACAGCACATTTAGTACTTTTGATGGATTAGGCTATCCTGCAGATCATATTGACTTTGTTTTATCTGAGTCACAAGGCATGGACGCTTGGGCGTTAACAGACCACGGAAACGGTAATGGTCTTGCACATGCTCATTCTCATGCTGTTAAAATGCAAAAGGCTGGTCGTAACTTTAGACAAATCTATGGTGTTGAATTCTATTTCGTCCCATCACTACAACAATGGTCTGCAGATTATGCAGCACATAAGCAAGCAATTCTTGACGCCAAGACTGCAGCTGCTGCTGAAAAGAAGGCAAAAGAAAAGATTGATATCGATGCTGACGATGAGGCTGGAGGTCTTGTTGTTGAGGATGAAGATGAAACTAAAAAGATTGATGTTCTTAAAGACGAGTGGAAACGTCGTTATCACCTTGTAGTTACAGCTCGTAATCAGCAAGGTCTTAAGAATCTATTTACTTTGGTCAAGAAGTCGTATAAGCACGGATTCTATCGATATCCTCGTATTGACTTTCAAATGCTTCAAGAACATGGTGAAGGTTTACATATTTCTACAGCTTGTCTTGGAGGTATCTACTCTAATCGTATTCTTCGCGGAGAGGTTCATGGACATAGTCGAGATCAAATTCAAGCAGAACTATCAAACCTTACTGATAGATTTGTTTCTTGCGTAGGCGAAAACAACTTTAAGCTAGAACTTCAATTTAACAAGCTTGAAAAGCAACACACAGTCAATGATTATCTTATTGAACATCATAAGCTAACGGGTATTCCTCTAATCTGTACAGCAGACTCTCACTACCCAACAGCTGATAAGTGGCAAGCACGTGAGCTATATAAAAAGCTCGGATGGTTAGGTAAAAAAGACGGATTAACTCTGCCAGAATTTGAAGATCTTAAATGTGAGCTATACCCTAAGAATGCTTCTCAAATGTGGGATGAATTCCTTGATGCATACCCTACATACGATTTCTACAAAGGAAATGAAGAACTAGTTCGTGATGCTATTAACAGAACACATGATATTGTGTGGAATGACTTCGAAGATACTTGGGTAGATACAAGTGCTAAACTTCCAACAATTAGTGTGCCAAATAAAACACCATTTCAGCATTTGTCTTCGCTTGTTAAAGATGCTTTAATGGCTCATGATTTACATACAAATCAAGAATATGTTGATCGTGCTAAAGAAGAATTATCAGATATTAAGTACCTTGGGCACGAAGCATACTTTATTACAATGTATGAGATCTTTAAAAAGGCTGAACAGAAAACTTTGTTAGGACCTGCTCGTGGTAGCGGTGGTGGTTCTTTGGTTAACTACTTACTTGGTATTACACAACTTGATCCTATTCCTTATAACTTACTTTGGTCACGCTTCTTAGGACGCCATCGTGTTTCTTGGCCGGATATTGATACAGATGCTGGCGATCGTGATGAACTAATTAATGCTGCGAGAGAACTATATGGTGATGATGCTGTTATTCCTGTTTCTAATTTTAATACCCTTAAGCTTAAGTCTCTTGTTAAGGATATTGCAAAGTTTTACGATGTTCCGTTTGATGAAGTAAACAAGATGACAGGTCCTTTGCAAGAACAAGTTATGCAACAGGCTAGAGATGAAAATCAAGAAAAGTCTGTATTTGTTCTTAAACATGAAGATTGTATGCAGCATTCACCAGAATACCGCGAGTTCATGGAAACATATCCTGAGGTAGAAAAACATGTGTCTTCACTGTTTATGCAAAACAGAGCAATCGGTAGACATGCGGGTGGTGTTATTATAGCTGACGCTGATGAACTTGCACAGTCTATGCCTATCGTTGGTGTTCGCGGTGAATTACAAACACCTTGGACAGAAGGTATGAACTTCCGTAATCTAGAAGATAACGGCTTTCTTAAGTTTGACTTTTTAGGATTAACACTTCTAAAAGATGTAGAAAATTGTATTTATCGTATTCTTAAGAAACAAGGTAATCCTAATCCGACGTTCTTAGAAGCAAAAGATTTCTTCGATAAACATCTTAATTGTAGATTTCATGAGCAAAACGATCCTGCTGTTTGGAAACATGTTTATCATGACGGACATTTTGCTGGTGTTTTCCAATTTACTAATCAAGGTGCTAGACAGTTCTCTTTAGAAGCACAACCTGAAAATATTGAAGAGTTGGCGGCGCTTACAGCCATTTATCGTCCTGGACCGCTTAAGGCAAATGTGCATAAGAAATATGTTAAAGCAAAGCAAAACGCAGATCAAATTAAGTATGATCATCCCATTATTAAGGAAATCTTAGGGCCAACGTTTGGATTTGTAACATTCCAAGAACAGTTTATGTTATTGGCACAAAAGCTAGCAGGTTTTGACCCTGGTGAAAGTGATAAGCTTCGCAAGACATTGGTTAAGAAGTCATTAGATACATTACATTCAAAAGGTTCTGAAAAGGCTATAGCACGTGATAAGTTTATTAAAGGTGCGAAAGAGTTAAATGACGTTCCTGAATCTGTATCGTCTAAGTTATGGGCAGAAATAGAATTCTTTAGTGTTTACGGTTTTAATAAATCTCATGCAGTTGCATATGCTATTGACTCTTATTACGCAGCTTGGTTACATACACATTATGAAACTGAGTGGTTAGCAACAATTCTTCAGTCTGAGAATGGTAATCCTAAAGGTATGTCTAAAGCAATTTCAGAAATTAAATCATTTGGTTATGAAATTGCTGCTATTGATATTAATCACTCTGGAACTGAGTGGGAATTTTCTCAAGCTTTACAAGCATTTGTTCCACCTTTAACATCTCTCAAAGGAGTAGGTGACAAAGCAGTTGAAGAAGTATTTGCAAATAGGCCATACAAAAATTTAGAAGATCTATTTTATGATGCAGAAGGAGTATGGAAGCATTCGAAGCTAAATAAAACAGCTTTTTCTTCGCTAACAAAAATGGAAGCATTTAAATCTCTCCAGGAGTTCCAGAACAATGAGTTAGATAATCACAAGCAAATGCATGATTTGGTTCTTGATAACTATGCTTTACTCAAGAAAGGTAGGTTTGGAATGACAAAAACTGCGATAAAAAGAGCACAAAAAAATGATGAGGAAATCGTCCCAATTGTTGAAGATTTAATGTCTAAATACCGGGTTGTGTCTGATTGGTCTCGTGGTGAAAAAATAAAGAATTATTTTGAACTCAGTAACGATGCAAGTGATGATCTCCTATTTCCACCTAAATTGCTAAAGAAGTTAAACGAGAAGCAAATCAGTAGTGTTTTTGATATACCTTCTGGTGAAAGAGGAATTGGCTGGTTTACTGTGACTGAAGTGATTAAGAAAACGACAAAGAACGGCAAGGCGTTTATGAGATGGAAATGTGTTGATTCAGACAATCGTAGTGGATGGTTACGAGTTTGGGGTGACATGGAAGGTGATATTGAGTTTAGTACGTGGCTAGCTGATGTAAAGAATGATGCTGGATGGGGTATGTCATCAAGCCTCGCTAAACTTAAAAAGATTAATGCTTTTGATTAGTTAACATGTATAATCTTTATATACTTCATAATATTGTTTACTTTTTGTATCACTCAACCAATTTTGCCATGCTTCATGCTCATAATCAGCTGCAGATCCTTCTGGATTGTTTTTCTCAAGATCAGGATACATTGCATAAATACTTCCTTTTTCACTTACTGCATCCCAGAATTCGCCCATTAGTCTTCGATGTGTTTGCTCATCATATGTAACTTTAGGTGAATATCCAGCATGTGCTTGTGCACCAACAAGCGAAGCATATGCATTATTATCATCATGCATTTCGTTTATTTGTGATTCTTTAATAACATTTCTGATGAGTTGTCTCAAACGTCTTTCTGTAATTCTCATGCTAATTGTCTCTTAACCATTTCTTATAATATTTTTAATAATTCTACGAAGTTTTCTTTCTTTTAAAGACTCACCAACATTATCGCCTGATGTTGTATACGGTACACTCATGTTAGAAGAAGAATCATAAGAAGAATTAGGCATTGACGTTGAGCTAGAAGAATATTTAGATAAATCGTCTAATCCTAATATACTTCTTATTAATTTGGCTTCTGATCCACCAAAACTGTGCATTGTGTATTTGTTTAAAGCACGTTCAGCTTTATTTATATTGCCGTATATTGATTCTAAAATCTTAAGAGCTAATTCTTCTCTTCCTTCTAATGTAAGCTTACTTAGATCTAATAATCTTTCTTCTCCTGTATCTGTATTTTCTAATTTTAAATTGTCACCTTCAAGTTCAAATATAAAATTATTTTTGCTAACTTTGCTAGTTGATTGAAATAATTGAGTTGCTTTAGTAATTTCTTGTAACTGATTGTAATGATTTATTATACCATTAGCTACGACTATTGAAAGTGCTATGGCCATATTTACAGCAGCAGCTTGTGCTATGTAACCTGACGCTCTTGATCCACCAAAAGAGCTTTCTTTTATTACATCTTGTATTATTTTTCTAAGTTGTGCTTCTGAGATCTTCATGTGTCATCCTTAAAATTTTATTTTTGTAAATTTATATATTAAGTATTATACTAAAATTAAAAAAGGTTTTAAATGAGATTTTTTAATATTAATATCGAAGGTCCTGATTGTAGTGGTAAAACTACTTTATATAGTAAGCTACATAAAGAAACAAACTTTAAATACAACATACAAGACAGAAGTTGTATGTCTATGTTTGTTTATTCAAAGTTGTATAACAGGGAAGATTCTTCTATTTGGTTTGATAAGATTTTAGATGATCTTAAAAGACTTGACACTTTATACGTAGTTCTTTTACCTTCTGAAAAATGCATCTTGAAAAGACTTAAGATTAGAGGCGATGATTTTCAAGATAACGAATCTATTTTAGAAGTACGTAATTACTTTAGAAATATTGCTAAAATGGGTTTTGGTTCTTTTCCAAATGTTTTAGTTTTAGAAGAAGAAGACTTAGAAAAAAACGTTAGAAAAACACTTAATTTTATTGATTCTTTAAACGATATGCCTGGCCAAGAATTAATAAAGTCTTTAGTTTTTAGTAGCGGAAGAAATGAACTTGTTGATGTACAGTGTAAAGAAAAAGTAAATAGAAGAAATTTAGACTATTCAGTTTTAAATTTTCCTCAAGAAAAAGAGTATTACGAAAGAATAGAACATGAAATTACTAATACTATTTTTAAAGAATTTACAGGCTTAAATCAATATAATAAACCACAAAAGCATGATAGTAGAAGATTTATTTATACAGATAATAGTTGTATATCAATGATTCATGCATTGTGGAGGCAGAACACTTTAGACGTATCAGTAACATTAAGATCATCTAATGTTACAACAACTTTATGGGCAGACTTTGAATTTTTAAAGATACTTAGTGTAAAAATTGCTGATGAAATGTCTTTACCAGAGAGTTGTGAAATTAATTTAACAGTAAATATAAGATCAGCACATATAGTTCCTTAGGAGTTTTAAGTGAATCCACAATTTACAATTTATACAGGTCCTATGTTTGGATCAAAAACAACAAAGCTAATGTCTGATATTGATAGGTCTTTATATAAAGGTAGAAAAGTAGTAGCTTTTAAAGCCAAAAGAGACAATCGTTATACTAAAGAAGCTATTAGCACACATACGGGGGCATCATATCCTGCTTTTTGTATTGATCACGCTGAAGAAATTTTGTGTTATATTACAGAAGACATGCTTAATTCTAATACTATCGTGGCTGTAGATGAGGCATTTATGATACAGGATATTGATTCTGTTTTAATTTCTTTATACCGTAAAGGTATTAATATAATTGTGTCATCAATTCAATTAGACGCTAACGAAATACCTTTTGAAAACATAAAAAATATGATGCCTTGGGCAACAAAAATAGAAATATGCCCTGCAGTTTGTACTGATTGTGATCAAGATGCGTATTTTACAGAAGCGATGTTTGATATTAATAATGCAACAGCAGAAGAAAGAGTTGGTTCAAAAGGGATGTATGAGCCAAGATGTGCGAAACACTATACTACTTTTAAAGAGAATAATAATTGAAAAAGATAAATGTTCCTATAGAAATAAAAGATTTAGGTGAAAAGTTTTTAACATCTGACATCTGGTTTGTATGTGCAGACAAAAAGTTTAAAAAAGTATTGAGACCTAAAAGATACAAAAATTTTGAAAGAGGAGAATATTTAAAAGAATTAGAAAAAGAAATAAGAGTACAATTTCCTTACCACGAAAAAAATACTTCATTTCTAAGAGCTTCAATGTATCATGCAACAAATGCTTCAAGACCTGATCAAATATTAGAAAGAGAAGAATACACTTACTATTTTAAATTACTACCTTCAGAAATTAAAAAGTCTTTATTTGTATATTCTTCTTGTAACAGCAAAATGTATCATTTAAAAGGAATTCAAGGCTTAGCAGACGCCTTAAAACTTTGGTATGCAGATGACGCGGAAGAAAAAGATATTCAAGTAATATTACCTTTTAAAGTAAAACCACAGTATTATATTCCTGAATTATCTAAACGAATATTTTATCATGGTAGTAATAAAAGGTTTAGTGAACTTAAGAAAAACTCGTATGTTACTCCCTATAAAGAAGACGCAATTAAGTTTGCAATTCCTTGGAGTAGTGAAGAACTTTTATTCAAAGATGAAGAAATGGCTGTATTAGGAAGACCACCTGCTTTTTTAAGATTTAAAAGAAATGTTGAAATTGAAGACAGTAATATATTCTTATATTCTGTAAAAGGTTTAAAAACAATTCCAACTTCATCAAACTCAGGTCATCTTTATCCTTGGAACAGAATGACTTTAGAAGAAGCTAGTGAAGAAAATAAAAGTTTAAAGCTAGAAAGAAAGATATTATCTTGGAAAAAAGAGTTAAACTTGAACAACGTGAGGAACGAATAATATTTTTCTGTTAGGGTTAATAGCGTTATTATCATCAATCATTCGTTGAACAGCATCTAGATTTTCTTGCTTGTCTTCCCAAAAATGTAATTCTTTACAAAAACTATACGTGTTTAAAAGAGACTTAGCTACGTCTGCTTTGTATTTAGGTGTACCTTCTTTACCTAACGTCTGATAATCTTTTGTCTTGTAGTAAAGACGATTATCATCAAACACGAGACCTTTTTTTCTAAGTAAACTATTTGTTGAATGTATAACTTCAGGCTGATTACTTCTTGCTGTACAAAGAACTGTTAAAGATTCAGGGTCTGACATGGATTCTTTTACTTTATTGACCGTATCATTTATCCAATAAGTATCAATATTCTTTTTGTAGTATAAAGGATTCACAGATTCTTCAGAGTTATACCAAAATCCATCTTTATTTGTCCAGTTAACAGGTTGCTTCGTTGTTTTAAATAACGTGTCGTCAAAATCAAATATGTTAATTTTTTTAATATATTCTTTGTTTTCTTTTAACAATTCTTTAATATAATTTTCTAATAATAAATAATACATAAAGCCTCGGAGATTATAAAATGGTAGATATAAATAGGCCTTCATGGGATAAAATATGGATGACAATGGCAGAAACAATTGCGCTACGTAGTCATCATCCTACTTTTAAAGTAGGCGCACTTATAGTAACGTCAGATAATACACAAGTACTTTCCTTAGGATATAATGGTAATGCAGCAGGAATGTCAAACGTGCCACAATCTGAAGAACCTGGCTGTAGTGGATTATTACATGCTGAAATTAATGCATTACTAAAGCTTGACTATAATAATCCAAAAGATAAAGTAATGTACTTAACTTTGAGTCCTTGTGAAAATTGTGCAATGGCTATTATAAATAGCGGAATCAATAAAGTAGTATACAAAGAAAAATACAGAAACGAAAAAGGAATACTGCTATTAAAAAAGTCGGGAGTAAAAATTTATTCATATTTGAATTAAATTTTGTTTTATTATTTTTGTATTCTACATAATACTTATTACGAATAGACAAACAAATATACTAGGTAGTAAGCATGAACACAAAATTAAGTGAACTCCTTTTTGAAGAAAAAAATATCCACAAAGTTTTTGAGAAAAAGATTCTTAAAGAAGAAGATGAATCGCAAAGTAATCTTGTAATGAATAATCAACAACTTAACGTTGTTGGAAAAAGAATAAGTGCAATCTTAGATAAAGCTTTTCCAAGCGAAGATGTAATCTTTCAAAGAATTGAAGACGGAGAATTAAGTAAAGATGACACTGCAATAAATTTTACAGGTATTAAAACTTTAGAAAAAAAGACTTTACAAGGAATGGTAGTTAATACCTTTAGCGTAAAAGGAGACACAGACGCACCTGCTACTCAATTTGATATTGATAAATGTGAAAAATGGGGATTTATACCATTTACAGTTAGAACAAAAAGTGGAGAAGAAGTTGAAGGAAAAAACTCTGCTGGCCAAGAATTGACTCAATTATTTTTATTACCTATACCTGGCTTTACAACTGATGATCAGACTTTAATTACTCTACATACAGAACTATTTAAACTACAAGGAAAAGTTGATCAAGGTGAAGTAATGCTTCATGCAGGAGTAGGTGATATGCTTAGACATATTTCTATACCTGCAGATCAAGAAGAAGAGCTGCAAAAAGCTTTGAGATCAGAAAAAATTCAACCATTAATGCAAATTGCAAGAAATAACAAATCTGCAGCAATGAAGTCTGTAAAATCAGAAAAACCTTCTGACAAACCTTCAGACGAAGAAGAAAAAAATATTGAAGATGGAGTTATGGAAGGCAAGTTCTATAAAGAAAAATTATCTAATTTACTTTTTGAAAAAAAAAGTCTAAGAAAACTAAGCTCAAATAAAAAAAAAGAGCTAGTAGAACATTATCTAGACGTTAAATATTCTTCACTCAATAACTTTCAAAAAAGAGATGCTTTACAAGTAGTAGAATTTATTACAAAACTTGAAAGTAATATTCTTCTAGAACTAGATGAAAAACAAAAGAAAAAAGTTGCTGCATCTGCTAAGGCGTTTGCTAAAGGTGGTTTTGACTATGATGGTAGTTTTCCTGCTGAAATTGAGACTGAAGAAGAAAAGAAAGGTTTTCTTAACAAGATTAAAAGCTTTGCAGGCAAAATAAAAGATCCTAAAATTAAAAATAAGTTAGCTTCATTTTTCAAGAAAGAAAAGCAGGCTGATAGTTCTGAAGGAAGGCCTGAAGAAATAGATAGTCAATTTGCAACAACTTTTGTTGTCTCAAAAGAAGATCTTAATAATACGTCTCCTGAAAAAGATGAAGAAGAGTCAAAAGAAGAAGCAGGAGAAGAGGAAGAAGAAAAGAGTGACAAGGGAGAAGAAGAAAGAGGCGAAGAGGCGAAGGGCGAAGAAAGTAAAGAAGAAGCAGGAGAAGAGGAAGACAAAGAGGAAGAAATTGATCCATCAAAACTATTTACTTCTCAAGCGCTTATTGAGCATATAAAAGCAGCTTTCAAAGAAGACGCGGAAAGAATTTTAAACCCAAATAATTTTAAAAAACAAGTAGATGATACTGTAAATAAAATTTCTGAGCTCATCAAGAATATTCCTGACTTTGTAAATTTAGAATTAAAAAACTTAAAAGATCAAAGTCAAGATATACAAATTGGTGTAAAGATGCTTTTAGAAGACATGAGCAAAGGAAAAGATAAATTTCTTGCTGAAGCTCGTAAAATGATAGAAGCAATTAAAAGCAAAACCGCAGAATTACTTAAAATAGCAAGCGATGGATCTCTCAAAAAAGATATTGCTAGTTTCTTAAGCAAACAAGTAAAAAATATAAATGATTTAAAAGACACAAGTAAAAGAGCATTAATTGAGCTATATCAGTCTGAGGCCATACAGCAGGCTCAAATTTTTATTGGCCAAATGTCAGCAGAACTTTATGCAAAAACTTTAACATTCTTTAAATTAAACGATGACAACGGACAAGGAAATGCTTTAGTAAGCATTGTTCAGCAAGAGGTTGGTAAAAGCAAAAAAGAGCCGCAAAGCCAAGAACTTTCTGCAGCTGCAAGAATTGTTCAGGCTTTATCGCAACTTGGCGTTACTGATTCTTTAGCAAAAGATCTTCTTGGTAATAAAAGCAAAACAAACGAATCTTTTACAATTAATAATTTTAATTTATTGCATCCAGATGTATCAAACGAAAAACTCTTAATAAAAGAAGCAGGTGTCAAAGATCCTAGTGCATTAAAGCTTGCTGACAAGATTGTTAGGATGCCGAATGGAAAAATTAATCCATCTGCATTAAAATTTTATTATAAAGACTTTTTACCTAAAAATTCTGCTTATAATAAAATTCAAGACAAATTTATCAAAGATCTTGAAAATAGATACGGGAAAAAGCTTGACAAATCTTCTTCAGATGAAATATCTCCTATTATTGAACAATATTTCAACGAAATAGCGGGAGGATCAATTAAGACTCAGTCAATGTTAGGTAGGGCAGCATCATCAGTTTGGAGTGGAACAAAAACTGTTTTAGGCTCTATTTTTGGAAATCTTGGTAAGATAGCAATAGGGACTGGATTACTTGCAATTGGTTATTCAACATACTTAATTAATAGTGCAGGAGGTGCTAATTTAGGTATTGGTGAAGCAATTGCAAACTTGTTACCTTCACCAGAAACTATTGTAAACGCTGTAGGGGCTTTAAAAGACTGGCTAACAGGTATTGAGTCAATGTCAGACTTGTTTTCTGAAGTTGCATTTAAAATAAATGAATGGCTCACAGGCTCTTTAGGCTCTGTTTGGTCGTACATATCTTCTAAACTAGCTGCAGCTGGAACTGTTACATGGGCATGGATAAAGGCACCTTACGTAGCTTATGCAGCAGCAGCTGCTACGAGTGGAGGAACATTAGCAGGAATTAATGCAGCTTTAGGTACTTCTCCTTACCTTTATTACGTTCTTTTAAATATAGGTGCAGCATTTACTGCAGCAGCAGGATTACTAACTGGTGGTTTAGGGCTTGGTTTAACTTGGCTAGGCTTTACAACAGCAGGTGCTACTTTGGCATCAAAAGGAAGTTTGCTCATAACAGCTGCAACTTCTATGTTAAAAGTTGCAGGAGGTCTTACTTTTGGTGTACCAGGAGTTTTAACTGTGGCATTAATTGCTGCAATAGGCGCAGCAGCTTGGCAAAGAAGAAAAGCTAAGAAAAGAAAAGAATTTGAAGAAAAAATTGGCGAAGCATTTAGGCTTTATCTTTTACAAGCAATTACTGGAGAAAGTGTAAGTAAATTAACACAGCTTTTAGGTGTTGATATGACATCAATAAAGATTGAAATGTTTAAAAACATGACAGTCGGGCAAGATGAAATAAACACTGTGTTTGAAAAGATGGAAGATAAAACATATGTCACAGGTATTTTCCAAAGAGGTAAAAAACTTAGAGGTGATGTTGATACAGAAAGTTTAGAAGATCTAATAGAAAACACTAAAGATCTTGAAAAATTTGTAAACAGCTTAGAAAAAGACAAGAGTACTCTCAATATAAAACAAAACACAGTTAAAGTTTTAAGAGATGCTATAACTTCTTTTAAAAACGATATATCTCAAGGTAGAGCAACTGTTGTTACAGACGAACAAATATCAGATCACTATAATACACATAGATTTAAAGCTATAATATATTCAAAGTTAACCAATAATAAGGATCACTTTACAATTTCTGATATTACTGGTTATGAAGTTATTGACTCTAAAGAAGCTTTAATCGATCAACTTCAAACAAAAAGAAGAGAAGAATTACAGTCTTTGCATAAAATTGGTAACTTTAATAGTATGAGTGATGATCCTATTTTAGATTTAGTTACAGAAATTGCTAGTAGTGAAAAAGACAAAATGTCGAATGTAATTAATCTAGAAGCTATTATGAAAGGATTCGTTGAAGGCGGAAAAATAAAAGATTCAGACATCGATATGGATTCTATATTTTCAGCATTAAGCAGCACTCATGCTAATCTGACAGCTGCAGATGTTAAACGCTACATGTCATCAGGAATTTTTGATTCTAAAAAGATGACAGGTGAATATAAGACTTCTAAAGGTATAACTAATAAAAGCAATGCACAAAGTTATGTAAAAGAATTTTCTAAGGAAATATTGCCAAATGTTATGGCAGGTTTAGAAAGACTTGTTGACTCAAGCTTTATTAATGAAAGCATGACAAAAAATTATAATAAGTTTAATCAAACAAATCAATTATTAAACGAAGTTAAAAGCTCTTTATTTGCAAAGAAAGATTTAAACGTTTATAAAATTAAAAATCAAAATCTTTTAAGCGAACAAGCTTTAAATGAAATATCATTTACAGGAGCAATGAATAAAGTATTTCAAGTTTCTGGTTTTGCTAGATTAGCAACTGTAGGATTAGGAATGACAGGTGCTACTGCAGCAACTCCTTTTGTTGGACCTCTTGTCGGGTTTTTAGCAATGGCAGGACCAGCTTTATCTGTTCTTTTAATTGCTTCTTCAACAGTAGTTATAGCAAAAAACGTTTATGAAATCTATAAAAACAAGTCTTACGTTTCAAACTTTAATCCTTATAAAGACAAAGACTTTAAAGCAGCAATTACTCCAATAATAATGAATGCAATAAGAATGAGAGTTGGATCAAGTATTTGTAAAGTGTTTATGCAATATAAAGCTGACTTGGCTAAACTTGGAATTAAAGTTGTAGGTGAAGACTCTCCTTATTTTGCTGATCATAAAAAAGCTATTGACTCTAGACTTCAAGTTTCTAAATTAAAGAAAAACATGGACAAAGGATCTAAAGACTTATATGAAGCGATTAGAAGTATTGTTAAAAATGTTAAAATAACCAATCAAGACTTGGCAAAGAAAAAAGGTTTAGGCTGGCATTTAGATGATGCCTTACTAGATGACTTTACAGATACTATCTGTTTAAAGCCTGGTGCACCTTTAGAAGACGTCTTTAATAAAATAAATAAAAACTCAAAAGAAACTAACGAGACGTTTATCTATGAAAAAGGATTAGGCTTTTTGTTAAATGAGGCATCAGATCAAAACGTATCTGTTTCAACAAGTGAACTTTACAATAAATTCTTTCAAGAATGCGATGCAATGCTTTATCAAAAAATGGATTACAATGGAGTAATTAACGATAAAATTATTGAAAATCTAGAACAGTATATGAAATGGTGGCAAGGTGGCATCATGAAAACTGCTGTTAATAAAATGGAAAATATGTGGCGCGGAAACATGATTCCATTTGTAACAATGTTTAAAAAGAACAAAGATTACGAGTTTATGATTGAAAAACTTGCTGAATCTGTTGCAGAAGTTGCAAACATTCCTTCAGGTCAATTCTTGAAAATTATTAATAATAAACAAACAAGAGATGAAGAAACAAGAAAAAGAGAGCTCAGAACTGTCAAGAACGAATCTTTTGTACATGAAAACAAACTATTTGATCTTCTTTTTGAAAATAAAAACTCTTCCTATAATTCATTAAGCGAAAAATATATTTATGCTTCTGGTTTAAGCCTCTTATTAGAAGAAAGCAATGACGAGCCTATAGACGTTTCAGAACTAAATAGCGAGCCTAATATGGTAATAATTGCAGATAAAACATCACCCTTAGAAGATAAGTTTGGCAGTATTAAATCGTCTTTAAGAAGTGTCTGGATTGAAGATTATAATAGGGCAGAATTAGACCAATGGCTTTCAAAATTTCAAGATGATAACAAAGAAGTATTTGATAAATTTAAATTTTCAGAGGCAATAGAAAACGATGGACCTTTTGCACTACCAAGTGTCGATGGCAAGCTGGTTATTGCTAGAGAAGTTTCAGACGAATTAAATGAATTATATAGCAAAGAAGTTGATTTAAAAGATATTCTTAGCAATGATGAATTGTCGGCTTACGGCATAAAACTAGACAATACTCCTTGGTATGAAACACAATCATCAATTAAAGTTAAAGCTTTTAATTTGGCAATTGAAAAATTAAAACTTGATAACAAATTTGGCGAAGACTTTAAAGACGATAGTGAATTACCTCAGCACAAACAAATAATTAAGGATTACTATGAAAAAAATATTGAAAGTCTTTTGAATGATGTTGGAAGAAAAACTCTAGCTGATTCTGGGTCTAAAGAAAAATTTTATTATGATTCTGCACTTAAAGTCGAAGATTATAAGATTTCTGGAGATGAAATTAATTTACTTGGTGAAGAAATTTGTAATGACAATGGTTTAGATTGGGATAAAGTAGATCTTACCTCTGAGATGCGTAATGAACTCATCGAAGAATACGCTGAACTAAAGTCAGATAGTGCGCGAGGTGAAGAACTTACAGAAAAATATAAAGAATTTTATGCTAAAGTATTTGATACTTATAAAGAAGCAAATGGACTAGACTCTTTATCAGAAGAGGCCAAAAATAAATTTATAGATAAAGAAATTAAAGAAGATCAAGATGAACTTAATGATCCTGACGGAAGATTTAAAGAAGCTTCTGTCGAAGATAATGAATTTGTTGAATTTTCTGACAAAGAATTTAATAAAATATTTGATCAATTAGGAAAAGACGATAATATAAACTTAGAAGATGATCAAAAAACTGAAATTGTTAAAGCAATCGATGAAAGAGATCCAGAAGCTCTTGGCAAAAGTCTTGAAAATGTAGGCATCAAAAACTTACAAAATGATAAGCTTCAAGATATTATAGACAATACAAAATCTGAAAATATTAAAGCGTGGCTTGAAAAAGGAGTCCCAGGAAACTCAGGTCCTTTTGATGATACTTTTGAAAAGCAACAACAAGCATTACAAAATTTAATGAAAGATGTAACAGGTATTGAACCACAAATTGACGATGGACAAGCTAAAGTTCTTATTAGTGGTGAAGATTCTGAAAAAGAAGAAGTATTGAAAAAAATTATTCCTGACAGTGAGAATGAATTTGACAATATAATAAACAATACTAAGCCAGAAAATCTTACGAAATGGATTGAGAAAGGTGTTCCTGGCGATGCAGATTCATCTTCAACAGATGTTGAAGATAATGAATTAGGAGACGATGCTAGCTATTTACAAGCACAAGATGACAACCTAATTAATATTCAAGGTGATAATCGTGTGCCTAATTTAGATGATTGTTTACAGGATCTTGCAGATGGTTCAATAACAAACAGTTCAGGTAAAGATATTATCAAAGGTGTTTTTGAAGGATCAAATGGCGAACAACATATTGTTTATCAAACAAGTGGTAAGAGTGAAACTTTAACTTTGATGACTACAAAGTCTACTGATGGTAAATCATTAGTAACTGAGTTTACAAGATTGCAAGGAAACAAAGGTGCTGATGCTTTAAAGAGAGCAATTGGAGACGCTAAACCAGTTGATCCTAATTCTGAAGAAGGTATAGCAATAGTTAATTCACCTAAATTTACAAACTATGGATCAGGATCAGGTGCTGATAAGGCAAAAGATGCTGTTAAGTTTATTGTACGTGAACCTCAAGTTGACGATCCAAAAGTTCTTACTATGGATGTTGACAAAATTCCTGCAGGAAAAGAAATCGATATTCCTACAGATTCTCCTAATACTCAAACATTAGAGTTAGGTCCAGATGACGTTAAGTCTCAACTTTCTCTTTACGCTTATAAAGATAACGATATATGGACACCAAAATCTTCTGGCATAGATCCAGAAGAAGCTGGTTTAAAAGCTGTTCAAGGATTTAATCCTAAAATTTTAAGTAACGAAGATTTAAACTCTTTAAGACTCGTTAAAACTTTTAATTCACAAAGTGGTGGTTCTGATGATATAGAATCTGGCATTGATGATGACGGTAATATTTTCATTAGTAAAGTTTACTTAGGTAGCTCAACTACTGGTGGCGGTGGAAAAGTTCCACCTGCTCCTACTCCAGATCCAGGCCCACAACCAGGACCGGGACCACAACCACAACCAGGACCAGGACCGCAGCCAGATCCAGGGCCAGGACCACAACCAGATCCAGGGCCAGGACCGCAGCCAG